AGCCCGAACGACTCAGCCAAGCCGACGATCGCCTGCCGGATCTCGGTGAGCCGCCGCGTCTGGAGCCGCGCCTCGATCAAGGCCGGGTCTTGCTGGTTGGCCGCCAGCTGCAGGAACAACGCCGCACCCTCGGCCGTGCGGATGTCGTTGCTTTTGATGACGCCGGCTCCAAGCGTGTTGAGCTCTTTGATTCGAGCCCGCTGCCGCTGGTTCTCAGCCTCGGCTATCTTGGCCCGCTCTTCGGCAAATTTTTTCTGCTCCTCCTCGGCCTTCTTCTGCTGCTCGCCGAGCGCCTGGAGGTACTGTTGCCGCTGCTGGGCGATCTGCTGCTCGATCTGCTGTCGGCCGCTGGCGACGTCGCGTTCCTTCGCCGCGACCTGATCGAGCAACCCGAGCCGCTGGATCCCTGCGTTGACCGCACCTTGATCGCCGGCGGCACGCGCGGTCTGCACCTCCTGCTGGACGCGGATGATCTCGCGCTCAAACTCCGCGACACGCTGGGCTGCCGCGAGGCGTTGCTGGTCGCCACCAAACCGCGCGAGGTTGACCGCTTGATCGACCGCGTCGTTGACCCGCTTTCGTTCGTCAGCGATCGCCTTGACGTTCGCGATCTCTTGCTCGAACAGCTGCTGCTGTCGGGCGACCTCGGCCTCGTATGCCTGGCGGTTGAGGATGCCGTCCCTAGCCTGCTCTTGAGCCAGGGCGATTCCGTCCTGCAGTCGCACCGCCGCGTCGAACCCGGCGTCGCCGAACTGCTGGGCTTGCTGCGCGAGCCGGGAGAAGTTCGCGCCCGTCGCCTCGAACGCCTTTTCGAATCCGCCCTCGAATCCCTGGGCGGCGGCTTGGAGTTGCGTTTCGAGTTCGCCTTGCTTCTGCGTGAGCTCGTCGATGCGACGCTGCGCGTTGATGGCGGCGGCCCCGTCCATCTCGATTACCGCGCGGGCAAACTCTTCCTGCACCCGAGCGACTTCGCGGTCGATTGCCACGATGCCGTCAGTGATTTTCTGCGAAGCGTCGCTGACCTGAAAGAGCGACTCTATCACCTTGCGGTCGTTCTCGATCTGCTGCTGCTGGGCCTTGTTGCGCTCTTCGACGGACTTCACCTGGTCGTCGTATATCGCGCGGGCCTTGTTCGCCTCTGCGGCAAGCGTCGTTTCATTGATCACGCCCTGCTCGAACTGCCGCTGCAACTCCTCGAGAGCGGTCTGGTACTGCAGCGCTGCGTCAAAGCCCGCTTGGCCGAGGCGGGCCGAGTCCGCGACCACATCGTTGATTTGCTGCCGCAGTCCCTGCAGCGTCCGGGCCGCATTCTCTTCGATCTGGATCTCAAGCTTTGCGTCCTGCTCGATCCGCTGTAGTTCAGCATCGAACGCCACGCGGGCTTTCTCGGCCTCGATACGGAACGTCTCTTCGTTGAACAATCCGGCGGCGAGCTTGTCTTTCAGCGCCGCGATGCTTTGTTCGAACCGCACCGCGGCATCGAATCCCGCCTGTCCGAATCCGACAGAAGTTGCCTTCGCTTCTTCGACAGCCTTTGTGATGCCGTCGATTACCTTGCCGAGCTCCTTGTTCTCGGCAATCAATTCCGCGATCGTGTCGCCGGTATTGACCTCAATCGTCGCCTCGACCGGCTCCGCGATAGTCGCGGTAATGCCGAGCCAGTCTTCCGCAAAAGCGAGCACCTGCTCAATCAGACCGCCGATCGTCGATAAGACGTTGCTGACGATTTCGTACGCGGAGCCGAACACTTGGCCGATAAGCTCCGCAGCGGCCGCCACGGTGTCAGCGATCCCGGTCACCTCCAGGAACCTGGACACGATCTCGCCAATGCGCTTAACGATTCCGCTGGCGAACGCGGCAAAGAATGCCTGGAATTTCGCGAACACGGCCGACAGGATTGCCCCCACGCGTTGCCCGATTTCGGAAAGTTTTTCGAAGACGGGAGAAAGCGTTTCGGATACCACCTCGCCAATACGAGACAGGATTGACGACAACGCGGAGGCCGCGCCCTCGAATCGAAAAAAGGACCGGAACGAATCAACCACCCTATTGATCGCAGAGAATACGGCGGTAAACGCCTGGCTTACGGCGTCAAACGCTCCAGAAATGAGCCTTCCGACAGCCGCAAACGGTTCCAGCACGGTGCCGATAACTCTCCCTAATGTGGCACCTACCTGCGAGACAATGTTCACCACTAGCCCGAGTGCGCTTGTCACAGGCGACAACGCGTCAAACAACGCGCCGAGATTCTGCCCTAGCGTGGTGATGACCGGCGACAGTCCCTCGCTGATCGACTGCGTGATGCCGATAAACGGCGTGAGTAGTTCTTGGCCGAAGCCTCGCAACGCAACTTGCACGCCATCAAACGCGCTGCCGAGTCCGTCGATGCGCTCGCGGTCGGTCTGTGACAGCGTGGCGTTGAACCGCTCCATGTCCGCCGCCGCGCCAGCGATGTTGTTGAAAAACGGGATGAGGTCGGCACCAGCCTTGCCGAACAACGCGATGGCGGTGGCGGTACGCTTTGCCGGATCTTCGATCCCAGCGAGTGCCTGCCCGATCCTCTGGTACTGCTCTTGCGGGTCAAGGTCCGCCAGTTCTTGTGACGTGACGCCGATTTCGGCAAGCGCCTTCTGTGCCGCCTTGCTCTCCTCATCGACGCCGAGCACCGACTTCTGAAGCCGGCCGAACGCAGCACTCACGGCGTCAATGCTCGTGCCACTGCGGTTCGCGGCCTCCTCCAAAGTCTGGATGAATTCGAACGACACACCCAGTTTGTCCGCGGTGTTGCCGAGCTTTTCGACACGATCTTCCAGTTGTAGCAACCCGGCGAGCACCTGCTGTGCTGCCGCGCCGACTCCGATGATTGCGCCGGCAGCAATTGTGAACGGATTGACCAGGGACGTGATTGATCCTGCAATCGACGTAATGCCCTGCGACAGACCGCCGGCAAACACGCGGGACAGCCCCTCGCTCGCCGACGTTACGCCAGAGATGCGGCCGGCGATGTTTCCGAGCGGGCCGGGCAGGATGGAGAAGATGCCCGAGAGCTCGTTGAACTGGAGTCTCGCCTGGCCGCCGGCGCTGGAGATGTCGGCGGTGCGAGCCGCGAGCCCAGCGGCTGCACGCTCCGCGTCAGTCAGTCCGCGAGCCGAGTTTTCGATCGCCCGGTTGTACGTCTCTTGCGTGATGCGGCCGGCTTGCAGTTGCTGCGAAAGCTCGGCGGCGCTTTCCTGGAACCGCTCGAAAGGCGTGCGAACCGATTCCGTGATCTGAGCGGCACGCCGCAGCGCCCCAGCCTCTTCGGTCGCCGCGTTGCGGATGTCCTCGAACGACCGAGCAAACTCTTCCGCCGTGATCGTCCCGGCCTGCCTTGCGGCGGTCAGATCCTGCAGAGCCTTCGCCGTCGATGCTTGAGCATTCGCGGCCGCCTCGGATGACTTCGCGAATTCGTCGAAGACGCTCGTGACCTTGTCGGCCTCTTTGCCGAGCGCCTGTAGCGCACGCTCCACCGGCGTGAGCTTCAGCTGCGTCGTGTCCGCGCTGATCTTGAGCGCGAGTCCGAGGATGTTTGCCATCAGTCGATGATCCCCATCTCACGACGTAGCCGCATGATCGCCTCGCGGTCCTGCGACTCGTGCTGCGGTGCCCGTGCCTTCGGGACGAAGTCCTCTGCCCGCGGCGGCTTCTTGCCTCGCTCGGTGTACGGTGCCGTCGCGATCGACGCCAGCAATCCAGTCTGCATCCACGGATCCGACAGCGGCACGAAGTACCGCGTGTACGCCATCCACTCCGACAACTCCTGAGAATCCATCCGCTCGCACAACTCGCGAACCGTCATTCGCAGATGCCCCGCCAGCGCGAACANNAAACTGCCGCGATGGCGAGGCATTCAGTTTTTTGCGAGCTGCTCGACATCGGCCTCCGTCATGTTGTTGTGTTTCAAGGCCGCGTCGAACAGACGACCGACGACCGCACCGCTGCGGCTCGCGAGCGCGGCGACTTGGCCTCGAGTGAAGATCAGCTGGCCCTTGTCGTCGCACAGACACCGAGCGAGGTACTCGCTGCGGAAGTTCTCGATGCCCGTCTCTTTCTTCCCGATCCAGAGCCGCTCGTAGCTGTCACGCTCGCCCACGTTCAT